TGTTAGCCATTCTTTATATAACATTAATTTTAGTAGTGCTGGTGATGAAAATGGTTATTCTCCAATAAGTGATTCTGGTATCTACAGATATAATAGAGTGTATCTAAAATCAACTGTTACAACAGATTTTTTCCACAACAAAGTATATGATGTAGTAACAGCAACAAATGATACTGGATACATTACTTTTTCTGTACCAACAGTCGATTGGGAAATAACCAGAAGTGCTACAGCAAACATAGCACCTACAGCGGCATATAACGGTAACGGATTCACAAGTAACGTAGACGCTACAAAAACTATTATCAGAATGTTTGCAGATGCAGAAGGTGTTGCTGTTGGTGACTTTATTAGAATTATTGCTGATACTGATCTAGATGCAAATACTGCAAGCAGTGAATTACACGATACTATTTTACAAGTTAGTAGTACATCTAGTACTTATTTTGATTTAAACATCAATACTGCTACATTAGCAGGTAATGCAGTCCCTGACTTCACAGGTAACGTATCAAGTATTAAATTTGTTAACCATGGTTCAAACGTAAGTCTAGTTGATAGTGTTTTCCAAGCAAAAGCAGACGCACATGGATTGACATCTACGACAACCAGTGTTACTGTTACTGAAGAAGACCACCCAATACTACTTGGTGATTGGAATGTTAATGATGTTATTTCTGTAGACACATCTTCTCTTACTGACAACACTGTGTACTTTACTGGAATTTCTTATTCACCTGCAAGTGGATCTAATGCAACTTCAGAATACACACCAGGTATTTCAGGAAACTTTAGACCTGTATTGAACAGTTCGTATACAACTATAACTGTAATGCCTACACTTGCTATAGACCTAAGTGCTAATACCACAGTTAAAAGTGCCATAGCCACAATTAATAAGCCAAAGGTTAGTACTGAAACAGGCGGCGAAGAAAAAATTATTTTCCCATATGTTGACTTTTTACCCAAGACTGATAATGTAAAAAATCAATTATATGTTTCAACAAAACCTTCTTTTACTAGTGTAAGTGTTGGTGGTATAGAGTTTGCATTGCATAACGATAGTCAAAATACTATGACAACACTAGGGCTAACACCGGGTTCATATACTAGGGCAAGCAATAGTGTCAAAGCAAAATTAGAAACCTGGATGAACGATTTAATCAACAACAGAGAAGTTAATCTGTTTAGTAATATTTTTACTGGTGGTTCAATTTATGCCAGTTTAACACCTAATCACTTTAACAACTATAACTTAACAATAGATGAAACATTTGGTGAAATACTATTTGGTAGCAGAGAAGAATCTGGAGATTTTAACTATATAGTTAACAGTGCATACAGCGAAAGTGTATTTGATAGGGCAGAAGATACACAAAACGGTTCACGTGGCTTAATAAATTTAAAAAATAATCTTGAGATACAAACAAGAGAAGCGGCGTCTGTTGGTGAAAAAATTGTTACATATACCAGTTTAGAGGGTACAACTATACTACAAAGTGATGGTATAGGAGATAGTATATTTACAATAGATGCTAGTAGATATAATTCATTTGTATTAGACTACACTATGGTAGAATCACCAGTGGGCGGTTCAAACAAATATATGCGCCAAGGAACAATGACAGTAAACGTGAGAACAGACTTTACAGATAGTGCAAATGCTGTTATACTTAATGATAACTTCAGCAGTCATTGGGAAGTATCACATAATGATCCAGTGGTTGAACCAAAGTTTGCTGTAACAGTTAATGGTGACGATGTTGTGTTTAGTATGGAAGGACAACACAGAGATCCTGATAATCCAGATCCATCAGACTTAATTGCACATACGTTAGATACAAGCATTAAATTTAAATATGTATATAGACGCTGGTCTAGTACAGATTAAAAAAGGTTAAGATGTTTACAAAGACACAGACAGGTTCTGAACGCCTGCGAGCTTGGCGTGAGTTCAGATTAAATTTTTCTTCTGATGATCCACAAGTAATAGTTGATGCTTTTTCTGATATAAAACCTCTCCCCAGATATTTAGATTACTATACTAGCAGTAGTTGGCCTAACGTATTTGAAATTGTTAATGAAGGGTACTTTTGCCAAAGCGGTATAACACTGATAATGGCTAGTACACTACTCCATTTTGATTTCATTTCTTCAGAAAATTTACAATTTGATGCGATAAGTAATCATATTACTGGAGCAGATGGTTTGGTTCTTATAGATCAAGATGTATGTTACAATTTCCTCCCTGGCAAAATTGTATCTCTTGATTTCATGCGTGAAAATAGCACTCGATTCCAGAGTCATATAATAGCAACAGATAAACTATTCGATTGACCAGATAAGTAGTATGTAGTATAATAACTTATCCTAAATTTAGAGTAATCATGAACACAGAAACAGGTACACAAATGTCAAAACAAATCTTGATCACCAAGAGAGATGGTCGCAAAGAAGAGCTGGACCTAGAAAAACTTCATAAAGTTGTATTCTTTGCCTGTGAAGGAATAACAGGTGTTAGTCCAAGTGAAGTCGAAATTAAAAGCCATATCCAATTTTATAACGGTATTACCAGCAGTGATATCCAGGAAACACTAATCAAAAGTGCGGCAGATTTAATCACAGAAGAAACTCCAAACTATCAGTTTGTTGCTGGTAGACTGATTAACTATCATTTGCGTAAGCAAGTCTATAGTACCTTTACACCTCCTTGCCTTTGCGATATTATTCAAGACAATATAGACAAAGGTTTTTACGATGCTGAACTTTTAGAAAAATATACTAAACAAGAAATTGACGAGCTTAGTGATTACATTGTACATGAACGTGATAACAATTTAACCTATGCGGCCATGGAACAATTCCGTGGCAAGTATCTTGTGCAAAATAGAGCAACTGGTGAAATTTTTGAAACACCACAAGTTGCATACATGCTAATTGCCGCTACATTGTTTGCAGACTATCCTGCAGAGACACGATTACAATGGGTTAAAGATTATTACGATGCTGTTAGTAATTTTGAAATTAGTCTCCCCACTCCAGTTATGGCAGGTGTGCGTACACCACAACGACAGTTTAGCAGTTGTGTACTAATTGAAACTGATGATAGTTTAGACAGTATTAATGCTACTACTAGCAGTATTGTCAAGTATGTAAGTCAAAAAGCAGGCATTGGTATTGGAGCAGGCAGTATTAGAGCAATTGGCTCTCCTATCAGAAGTGGAGATGCAACACATACAGGTGTTATTCCTTTTTACAAGTTATTCCAGAGTGCTGTAAAGAGTTGTAGTCAAGGTGGTGTTAGAGGCGGTGCCGCTACACTGTACTATCCTATTTGGCACTATGAAATTGAAGACATGCTGGTACTAAAAAATAATAAAGGTACAGAAGAAAATCGTGTACGTCATATGGATTACGGTGTGCAGTTTAACAAACTTATGTATGAGAGATTGTTAAGCGGCGGTGACATCACATTGTTTAGCCCACACGACGTTCCTGGTTTGTATGATGCATTCTTTAATGATCAAGACAAATTTAAAGAATTATATGAAACAGCAGAACGAAACACACGCCTACGCAAAAAGACTGTAAAAGCAGTTGAACTGTTTAGTGCCTTTGTGCAAGAACGTAAAGACACAGGGCGTGTGTATTTAATGAATGTTGATCATGCTAACACTCACAGCAGTTTTGATGAAACAGTAGCACCTGTTAAAATGAGTAACCTGTGTTGCGAGATTGACTTACCAACTACGCCTTTAAAGAGTGCAAATGATGATGAGGGCGAAATTGCATTATGTACATTAAGTGCAATTAATTGGGGTATAATTAAAAAGCCACAAGATTTTGCTAAACCTTGTGAACTTGCAGTTCGTGGATTAGATGCTTTACTTGACTATCAAAAATATCCAGTATTAGCCGCTGAACTTGCTACAATGAAAAGACGTCCACTGGGTATTGGTATTATCAACTTTGCGTTTTGGTTAGCAAAACATGATACTAACTATCAAGATCCTAACTTGGAACTTGTTGATGAATGGGCAGAAGCATGGAGTTACTACTTGATTAAAGCATCAGCAGATCTAGCAGTTGAAAAAGGTGCTATACCAGGTATTGCAGAAACAAAATATGGAAAGGGCATTACTCCCAATCAAACATACAAGAAAGACGTTGACGAATTAGTTAAACATAAAGAGCGTATGGATTGGAAAGGTTTGCGTAAGCAATTAAAAGAAACTGGTATTCGTAACAGCACACTGATGGCATTGATGCCTGCTGAGACTAGTGCACAGATTTCAAACAGCACTAACGGCATTGAACCGCCACGCAGTTATGTGAGCATCAAGCAGAGCAAGCATGGTGTATTGAAGCAGGTTGTACCGCAATACCACAGACTAAAAAACAAGTATGACTTATTATGGAATCAAAAATCTCCAGAGGGATATTTAAAAATCTGTGCTGTACTACAAAAATATATAGATCAGGGTATTAGTGTAAACACTTCATATAACCCTGAATTCTTTGAAGATGAAAAAGTACCAATGAGTATGTTATTACAGCACATTATTATGTTTTATAAGTATGGTGGAAAACAGTTGTACTACAATAACACATATGATGGCCAGGGAGAAATAGACATCAACAAACAAGATTTACCTGAATTAGAACAGGTAGATGTTGATGATGAGGATTGCGAAAGTTGCAAAATTTAACCACACAGAAACAGTGGTTTCATTATATAGCCAAATCACAACCCGCGTGGCCATTAGTTTTTTATTCACCACAGCGTAATGTGTTAATAAATACTATTTGTAAAAATGCATCTTCCAGTATAGAAGGTACAGTAAGAGATTATGAACCAATGTCAGACTTCCATCCTGTACTGTTTAATGAACAACAGGAGATCTGGATAGCCGAGGAATGTCCAACAGTGATCACAGTACTGCGTGACCCTGTATCCAGATTAAAAAGTGCTATTGGTATGTTACGTGGACAATTAAGAAGTTTTGGTTTGAGAGTAGATGAAACCAATTTTACAAATTTAGAGTTCACCACAGATTTGCATTTGGTACCTCAAAGTGCACAAGTGCCCACAGAATCCGAGTGTGAGCATTTAACACTGGAAGATTTAAATTTTAATGACCAATATTATCCAAGTAGATTTAAAAATGGATGGATAGGTGCTCTGGAAGAATATGATATATGTAGTAGATATGGAAGAGAGCATAAATGGTTTTGGCTATCTGAATCAGAATGTTATAATGTTGTGCAAGATATATTAGAATTTTTAGGTATTGCTGATGAAAATTACATTGCATGTAAAGCCAATACTATTGTAGAGCGTGGTGAAACTTACCCAGAGTTTAGTGATGATTATATTAGGTATGTCAAAACAATATATAAGTCAGATTATGACTTAATAAATATTGTAAATTTTGTAAACGACACACCCGAGAAAAAACAAGAGAGGATAAACAATGTCAGTATTTGACGCAAAGAGAAGAACAGATCATCTGAAGTCTAAAATGTTTTTGGATTCAGCAGGTGGTGTAAATATTCAAAGGTATGATACTTTAAAATACAGACAATTCGATAAACTTACTGATAAACAGTTAGGATTCTTTTGGCGACCAGAAGAAGTTGATATCAGCCGAGATAGTAAAGATTTTAAAGATCTCACAGGTCATGAACAACATATCTTTACTAGCAATTTAAAACGTCAAATCTTATTAGACAGTGTACAAGGTCGCTCACCCAATCTTGCTTTCTTGCCTATAGTGAGTCTACCTGAAATTGAAACCTGGATTGAAACTTGGGCATTTAGTGAAACAATTCACAGTAGAAGTTATACACATATTATTAGAAATGTGTATTCAGATCCAAGCAAGGTGTTTGACGAGTTACTTGACATTAAAGAGATTGTAAGTTGTAGTGATAGCATTAGTAGATATTATGATAAATTAATCGAATTCAATGATCCTGAAAATAAAGAATATGGCAGTTACGAGCACAAAAAAGCATTGTGGAGAGCACTCATGGCAGTAAATATTCTGGAAGGTGTTCGTTTCTATGTGAGTTTTGCATGCAGTTGGGCTTTTGCCGAATTAAAGAAAATGGAAGGCAATGCAAAGATAATTAAACTTATAGCAAGAGACGAAAATGTCCACTTAGCAAGTACACAACAAATGCTAAAATTTTTACCACAAGACGATAAAGATTTTGTCAAGATACAAAAAGAGTGTGAAGGTGAAAGTATAGAAATGTTTATGGACGCCGTAAGGCAAGAAAAAGACTGGGCAGAGTATTTGTTTAAAGATGGATCAATGATTGGTCTTAATGCACAGTTGCTCAAGGAATATGTAGAGTGGATTGCGGCAAAACGTATGAGAGCAGTGGGACTCACAGCACCATACAGTGTTAGTGCAAGCAATCCTTTACCTTGGACACAAAAATGGATTAGTGGCAGTGAGGTACAAGTAGCACCACAGGAAACAGAAATAAGCAGTTATGTTATTGGAGGTACCAAACAAGACGTAACTGAAGACACATTTAAAGGAATGAGTTTATAATGATAAAAGTATACACAAAAAATAATTGCGGATATTGTGAAATGGCTAAAGCCTTGTTAAAAAACAACGATATCCCATTTGAAGCAGTAAATGTAGAAGAAGATGCAGATGCAATGACGTTTGTCCTAGATCAAGGACTAAGAAGCATGCCGCAGATTTTTATGAATGACACTTTACTGGAAGGTGGATATCGTGGACTACAAGCAATGGGTGCAGATGCTATCAAAGAAAAATTAAACGAAGAACAAATTGATACATCATCACTGGGCGGTATCTAATGATTAAAGCAATAGAAAAGTATAAGCAACAAGTTATCACTATCAGAAGTATTACTGGTGAAGAATACGTTGCAAAATTAATGGATATTGATACTGACAACAATATGCTTATTTTAGCAAACCCTAGAGTTGTTGTTATCAATGATGATCAGGTTGTGTTAGTTCCTTTTGTATTAACAGCATCAAGCAATAAGGTATCAGTGACACTAAATAATGTTTTTAGTATTATACCTACTTTGGAACAAACTGCTAAAGAATATACTACATTGGTAACACAGGAATACATCAAGGAAATGGGCGAGACTGCTGTTAAAGTTGACGCAGAACCTGTAACAGATAAATATTAATATGAAACCAGTTTGCAGAGTAGGCATAGATTTAGTATCTACAGGAGTAATTACAGGACCAGGAGCGAAAACAGTCCAGGTTGGTTTTGCTCCGTGTAGTACTATATTTGATACTGTTGCACCACACGGTTCGCCACCACATTCTAAAGCAATAACTATTACAGGTGCAAGCACTGTAGCGGCAGAATTTTTTCCTGTAAATTTAATGACAACTACAATAGCAACGTGCGGCCATACCGCTAGTACTGGTTGCCCGACTGTCTTAGCAAGTTAACCCTAGATTCAAAATTTTTCTTGCGTAGTAAATAACTTCTTTCATATACTGGTTGTCAGCGTGTTGTTTGACATGAGTCCTACTTAACAACCAATCTCTCCCCAACAATCTCATAAACATCGAAAACATCATATCATTTTTAAATACATGTCCTGTTGGGCTTACAGAAATAAGGTTTATGATTTCAGAATCAACATCCAATCTTTTTATTATATCTGCAGGTAATTCCTCTCTGGTTATTAGCGGGCTTTCAAATATATTTCTGTGATGTTGTATTTTATAATATGTTCTCAGGGTATTATATCCATTTATTGTTTTTTCTACAGCAGATACACTAGTATCTATGCTGTTTACATGCTCTGAGAGCTCTGAGAAACGCAGGAAATCTGTATTAGTATAAAAAGGTACAGCATCAAATAGCCATTCACATTTGTCAGAAACAATACAGGTTATGTTGCCATCAGTACTTAATCCTGTATTAAGTTTAACCTGTATGTTATATCGTTGTGCTAGTTTAACCAGTTCTGGTAAGTCGCTAAGATTATGCTGATATGTAACATATTCTATAAAAACATTTTTATTCAGTGTCTTTATGTTTTTGCTTATGATATTCCAATCTGTGTTTAAAAATACTTGAGGTGCTTTAGAAGTTCTGTCTAATAGAAACGTTACTTTAGTTTCATTTTTCAAAAGGCATTCTACATCAGAATCTGATAACATTCCATAAGTTACAACGTGTAATTGATCTTTTAACAAATCTGATGCTTTTGATAAATGCGGCCATTCAGCAGGATCGCCATATGTGCAAACTAGATATATTGTATCAGTAACATCCTGAATTACTTCTTGAAACTTTTCCCAGGAAAGCTCTATGTCAGGGTAGTCTCTTCTGCCCCAACGATGTTGGAACCACTGCCCTTGTGCACTAGTTGGGTTATAAACTTTATTTTTAGTTGTAGTATCTATAATCATAAAAAAACCGTGTTATAGTATTTAACACGGTTCTTTTAAATTTATCAGTAATACTGATTAAGGTTTTTCTGATGCTGGTGCCGCCTGATAATTAACTACCTGATCGTATTCTGCATCAGTTGCGTCATAGTAATAACTACTTGCTTCCTGTAGTTCACTTTCTCTACTC